GAGGTCAACTGCATCCAACGCCGTATGGAGGCTGTCAAGCATGGTCACCACGGCGTCGAAGTTCGTCGGCCTCTGGTTCTGGCCTACTGGCTCGATAGCAACCATGAGATCGGCGGTCAACGTGCGCGTCATGTCGCCAACGCACGTTGCCGGCACACTTTCGCCGCGCGGCAAGTCTACCCACTGCGCCGGCAGGTCAGCCGTGTTGAGCGTGTTCGGCTGGCCCTGCGTGAACTTGCGCGTCACGCCGGTCACGGTCATGGCTTCCAGTGCGTTGACGAAGGCGACGTAAGTTGTCATATGACTCTCACATAGCCGCGGATCAACTCATACACGTCCCGTGGGATGCCCTGCTGCACGGCGATGATGCCCTGCTCGGTCATTACCGTTTCCATGATCTGACTGTCTTTCGCGCGGTACATATGCGTCGCTAAGCGCACGCACGCTTGCACGATGTCGTCAGGCGGCGTCAGCGAGTAGCCGACTTTGCCAACCACGGTGATGGCGTTCTCCGGGTCGGTGTTCCAGGTCCATGTCAGACCAGCCGAACCTTTGAGCACCACCGCATAGTACGGCGTGCTGTTGGCTGGCTTCGTCACGTAGTCACTGGCTGACACAGTTACACCATCGCCGTTGGTGATGCTGGAAATAGCCGCATAGTCGGCCCGCAGCAGCAGCGTGCGCCCGCATACATCGGCTTGCGCATCCAGATAGCGCGTCGTGTTGGCCGTTACCTCGAAGATACGCCCGGTGCGCTTCTCGATGGCTTTCTGCGCCCGTAGGATACAGTCATACAGCAGCAGGTCATCACCCGTGCCGGTGATGCCCGTGTATGCTTTCAGGTCCGCGATGGTGCAGTACATGGCTCATTCCTTACGCTGCGCTATTGGGATGCCCGTAACGCTACGGGCATCCCAATCCGTTCTAGACTGCGCTCACACTTGGCACTTCGGCCCAATCAAAGGAGAAGTAGCCCGTGATTGCAGCGGTCTTGGCTGAAATGTACAGGATGACCGAGGCCGGGCCGACAATCGGCACCAACTCATCGAAGGTCACCGTCTTGTTGATGTTCAGGTTGTAGCTCGTGGCGAAAGCCGCGGCCGGCGTGTAGATTTCTTGATGCAGAACCCGCACGCTGGTTAGCGCCGCTTCGACAATAGCCGAACCCGAACAATGGTAGCAGTTGGTCACCGAGGTCGCCCGCGGGTTGTCAGTGCGCCAATTGAGCGGCGTTACTGCCGTACCACCCGACGTATAACTGTCCGCGGCCGTGTAGATCAAGGCGATCTCGTTGTCAGCGGAGGTCGCGCCGGGGATCAACGCCATGTTCAAACGACGCGGAAACACCGTCAGGCCGGTAGGCACAGTAAAGCGGAAGGTTGGCGCGGTCAACACAATGCCCGCATTATCCGCCGCGCTGAACGTGAGCGCCGTACCGATAATGTCTTCTTTGGCGTTAAACATGCGGCCCATCAAGGCGAACCAGTCCCACTTGTCGGCCATAGGTGGCACGCCCATCTTTAGCAACGGCGCATTGACAACGGTGCCATCACCGAATGCACCCGGAATAGCCTGCCTTACCTCGTAAGGCGCATGATAGTCACTCATCTTCGACTCCTATGCCAATGTGTAGCCGGAATTGCCGACGACATACCACTTACCTTGATACGCCTCGATAATCAGGTAGTCGCCAACTGCCGCGGCGCTAGTTGCCACGTCTGAGCCAGCGCCACCGTCATTGAAACCGCTGCCTGCGCTGTTATCGATTGTGTTGGCATTCGCCGTCGTGTTGACGAAGGTCAAGCGCACGCCGTCATGCGTGGTGGCAGTCGGATCAACGATGGTCGCCGCACAGACGCCCGCTTTCGTAAAGTAGATCGTCTGCGAGTAGGCCGGTATGGTCACCGCGCCGTCAACCGCCATCGCCAGCACGAACTCGCGCGCCTTGATCTGCGAGCCGGTCAGGATACCGCTGCCCGTGATGGTCGTGCCGGAGATAGCCCCGGAGAACGTGCCGGTAGTCGCTGTCAGTGCTCCACAAGCCAATGCCCCGATGGTGGCAATGGACTTGTCGGCCTTCAGGACGACCGCTTTCGAGGCAGTCGCCGTGCCAGCCGTCACACCCGCTAGGGTGTCTAGTTCGGCGTCAGATGCCGTCGTTGACGAAGCATCGGCAACGGTGATCTGACCGGATTTGAGGTTGTATAGCGCCATGTCAACCCCCCGCTAAACCGTCAGGTTGTAGCTGATTGCGCTTGCATCCGTGTCACGGTAGCCCAGGCCCCAACGCGCCAACGCGACGATCTGCGTGGCGTCCGATTCCGGGATGCGCTGCGTCTCGATGGTCATGCGCCGCTTCCACTTGAGCGCCCACTGATCCCAGCGAACCGCGAGCAGCGCGCCGAGCGTGTTGTTTGCCTCGACGTCCTGATCGACCTTGCCCGCCGCATTGGCCTTGTTCTGGTAGGTCGCCGTGGTGACGGTCGCCATGAGGACGCCGGCATTGTGCATGAACCAGGAAGGCCGCACCATGTAGCCGAAGATGTACAGCGGCGCAAAGAAGGAGTTCTCCAGCGTCGGCCGCGAATACACATCTTTCGTGTACACCTCTGCCAACTGCGCCACCTTCGCGAAGGTGTGCGGGTCGCAGATGAAACTCACCTTCGACGGGTCGGCGGCGTACATGCCGGAGCGCCCCATGAGCATGGCCGTCTCCACGAAGTCGGCAGCGGTGATCGCGCCACCGTTGCGCGCGTTCGCCGTGTTGGTAATCAGCGGCAGCTTGCGGAAGCCGTTGGTCAGCAGGAAGGTCTCCGTGCCAGCCGGTTGGCCGGCTATGTCGTTGATGTTGGTTTTGTTGGCCGTTTCCGTGTCGCCGTCGATGACAACGTGTTCCATGATCTCCGAGCCGCTGACCTGAATCTGGCGCATGGCGTTGGGAACCCACGGAATCAGGCTGTCCTCTTCCATTTCTCCGGAGTAGATCACCCGGCAACCCATCTTACCGAGGGTGATGTCCTTCTTAGCCGTGCCGACCTTCGAGGAGGTTACGGTCACGTCAGGACGGCCTGAAGTGTTGTCAATAGCCTGCGCCACCTTGTACCAGGTCGGATCAACCGATTCAAGTGGGATGGTGTTCGACTCGTAGCCGCGCGGGATTTCCGATTGTGGGATATTTGCCACAACCCACGAACCGGCCCGTACCGCTTCCCAGAGGTCGGTCGAGTATTGCACGCCCACCCATTCGTCGCCGTAGCTGGCAAGGCCAGAGTTGTTGATATCGTTGGCCTTGATCTGCTCGCCGGGTCCGAACAGCTTGTACGCCTTCAGACCCTGCGCGGCGGCGGCGCTCTTGCCGGCTTCAGCTTCCATCTTCAACGCGAGACCGCGCACGGCCGCGTCGGAAAGTGCGTTCTTCATCGCGCCGGTGCGGTAGGACTGCCGGGCCACGTCAATCAGAAAGGCGTGTTCAGCAGGCGTCAGGTGGTCGAACTTGTTAGTGTCCGCGAACTTGGTCACGTAGGGCATGGCAGACGGCAGACGATTGTCGGCCACCTGCGCCGCCTTAAATGCAGCGTTCTCCGCTTCCAGTGCCTTGACACGCGCGGCCTCGGCCTCGCGCGCCTGGGCTTCCTTCTCGGCAGCAATGGCCGCTTTCACAGCCTCAGCCACCTTGCTCTCGATCTCGTCCATGTTGTCATCTCCAATAACAGTATAGGTGACTGGCTGGCCCCCGGTCGTGCTATATTCGCCAACTGGCGAACCTTCCGCGACCGCTACGGTTTCAGCTTCGTCTATATCAGGCAGGCTTAGGCCCGCTTCTGACCACAGTGATTTGGCGGCGATCATTGCCACCGCGTAGGCGTTCGCCGGCTGCTTGCCGCCGGTTGTCTCAAAGATGCTGAGCTCAGCCACCGGCCAATGCAGGATATGACCATCCGGACCGGTGCGTACCAGATGTGATACCGCGCCGGAGGAGGCCCGCGCCGCGCCCTGCTTGGCAGCTTCCCACACGCGCATGGCTTCCGCGCTGGCCTTGTCCAGCCGCACGCGAAACCACTCACCGGCTGCATCGCGCCAGCGCTTGAGCGTGCGCCCGATAAACACCGGTTCAGAGGCAGGCCGGCCATCGTCGCCGTAGCCGTGGTAATAGACGACAGGCGGCAGGCCGAACCGGTCTTCGTGGAACTTGGTATCCTGGGCAAAGTATTCGCCTTGTGCGTCCTTGCCACCGTTCGGCCCGCCATACGGACAGCCGAGCACGTCAAGTTCCCATTCCTCAGTATCCAGCACCGCCTTGACGGTTATGTGTTCGTCCATCGCTAACCTCGTATCTTCTTGAGCGCCCGGTTTAGTGCTTCCTGCGCTTGCCTGCGGATGGCTTCGGCGTCCTCACGAATCACCCGTTGCACGCTGCGCCATTGCATAAGCGTCATCATGCGCGCCTGCGGTGAGTTCTGTACGAACTTGGCATAGGACACGTCATTCGTGACAATGTGATCCGTTGCACCAAAGGCCAGAACCTTCCAACCGCGCCGCAGTCTGTTGGTACGCGGATACGGCAATCGCAACTGCCCGGTGCGCAAGGCCCAAAAGAACCAGTTACGCTGGCGCTTAGTCTGGAATGGCTTACCATACGCTCGTGTCCGGCTGACATAGGTGTAAGGTGGATACTTGCGCATCTGTCCTTGCACGTAGGTCGCCACGTCCTTTGTCACCGCACGCGCCACTTGTGGGTTGTCAATCTGCTCAAGCATCTTCTTCACAGCGTCAACGCCTTCGATGTCAACGCCTACAAGGTCGCTCATGCGCGCATCCTTTCGACGTGCGATTGACAACGGCAATTTGGATGCGCCGGAGGCCCGTCAGGGAATGCACCCCAGGCGCTTTGCGGTTGACCGTCCAGTGGACCGCAGACACCGCACACGCGCTCATCACGCGCTGTTTCCCAAATGCGAACCGTCTGAATGCCGAACACGCCCAACATGCCTTGATAGATACGCACCGCCTGTGCATAGGCGCGTGTGACTTCGGTCGTGCCGATAAGGTCAGCCCGTGCCGCACTAAAGGTGAAGGCCAGCAACGCAGCCAACTCAGCACCCGTCAGCCCGTCCTTTGCTTCTTTGGCCTTGTCAACCGCCTTGCGCGTCGTACTGATAATCCCGGCAACCAGCCCGTCAACATACTCGCGCGACCAGCGCAACGCCTCCGAATTGACCTCAGCCGGGTCAACGTCTACGCCGAGGCTGACCGCCTCACGTAACACCTGTTCAGTGATAATGGCGACGAACGCCAGCAATAACGCCTTGCGCAGTTCGGCAGACAGCCCGTCATAGTTGACTGCGCCGCCCGCTTCTACTTGGCTAACGATCTCTCCCTCATAGGTGCGCAACACCTTCGCGATCCGCTTTTGCAGCGCGGCCTCGGCCGCGGTCATGTCAGCCGCCTTGAGAAAGTCAAACGCCGTGTCAACGTCCTCGGTCATGCGCTGCGTCACGAGTGCCTTGACGCCCGGTAAGATCGCGTCGCTGACGAAACTTTTAGCCTTGCCGTATTTGCGCACCTTGCCGCGCCATGCCTGCAAGTCGTCAAGCTGTCGATTCGCCGCGCGCTTCTCAGCGGTGGCGCGCTCGGGTTCCTCGTCGGACTCCTCATCTTCTGGTTGTTCCGGTGCGCCTTCTTCGTTCACTTGCGCACCGGGTTGCACCATGACCGGCGCGGGCTTCTCCGGCACATCAACGCCCGGTATGCCGCCCGGCGAAATCTCCGCAACCAGCAACTTGCCGCGCTCATCACCGATAGGACCGTCCTCGTAGAACTTCTCGCGCACCTCGTCAATGGTGTGCGTCTTGGCGTACTCGGCCTGCTCTTGCAACTCCAGCGCCCGGTCGGTCTTGCGCGGATCATCGAAGGTGAGAACGACGTTATCACCGTAGGCCGGCAGGATGTCATTGGTGATGACCTCGGCCAGTGCAACCAGCGTCGGCCACAACGTCAACTCGGAAAATGCCGCCTTCGCCGCAATGGCGTTAGCCTCGGTTGCGTTCTTGTCAAGCATACCGGGCGGCAGGCCGAACATTTCATAGATTTCTTCCTTGTTTTGCTGCCGCCCGGCAAGAAACTCCATGTCCTTCTGACTTGCCGCCATTTGCACCCAATTGACGGCGTTATCACCCACGCCGCGCAGCATTAGCAGGTTGCGCTCCGTGCCGCCATACTGCCGCTTGAACTCGGCTTGAATCTCGGCCCACATCGGGTCAGGAATCATCTGCGCGAACGTTAGCGCACCGGGCAGCTTGGCGTTGTTCTTGTCAAAGTAGTTCGTGTTCCACTTCTGCATCGCCATGTCACCAATGGCAACGCTGGCAAGCGCTTCAATCGGTGACAGGCCGATGAACTGACTCAGCGGGTTGAACGTCTTGAAGTGCGTCACCGCATCGACCGGCAACAACAGCTTTTGGCCGTGGCCTGCGTCGTACTCGTAGCCCTTGAGATACAGTCTTTCGTCAGGCACAGGACGAATATGATGTGACGGAATCAGCCACAACTCATCCGGCGGCGATATCTGGTTACGCTTGTTGAGCCACCAATAGGCGTTACCTGTCAGCTTGTAATATGAGACCGTCGCCGCGAGCAGCGCAAAACGCGACATCAACGGGTTCGGTCGTTGCAGTAACACCTCAAATGGATGATTGACTACCTGCTGCGCCTTCTCGCCAGTCATGCGCTGCACCTGCGCGCCAGCCGTCGCCACAGATTCGGCAATGGTGCGCACCGCGATCTGCACCCAGGACAACCGCTGATATAGTTCGCTTTGCGCCTCGGGCAGTTGGTAGGATGGCAAGGACCAGCGTTCGGACTGCGCCGCTTGCAGTGCAAATGCCGGATAGCGCACGGCTGGCGCTTTGATGGCTCGGCGCATGAAACTAGTCAACATGGTTGTATGCTCGCATAATCGCCACCCCGCAAATGAACACGCCAGCCAGGATGACCGCGGCCGGCCAGTAGACGAATGCCACGCCCGCAACAATCACCGTCAGCCCGACATACAGCAGCCAATCTTCCAACTCTTTCATGGCACAATCGGCCAAGTCGCCACTTCGTAGAAGCTATACGAGCAGGACGGGAACGCCGCGATCTCGCGCGGTGCAATCGGAAACAACTGGCAGATCATCGGCGCGCCTGTCGCATGGATCGCGCACAGATGCCCGCGCAGAAATTGACAACGTGTGCCGTTGGCTTCGTAGCCCACGAACTGCCGAAAGATGTGCAAGTCACCGTCTCTCACTTCCTGCCAGATGCCTTTACCGTTGACCGCACTCCCGCCGCCGCGCTGCCGCATGTCATACTGCTCGGCCGCGGTGCGCCGCTGGAAATTGTAGTGCAGCGCTCCGGTGCAACACTCCGCACAGCCATTGCAACTACCTGTACGCTCGTACTCAGTCGCCTGCATCCGGTCAAAGTCCCATTCGATGTAGCGTGTCATGCGAACGCAAACAATTCTCCGGCGCTCGGCCGGTTGGCAGCGTGCCACGCCATCGCCAGGCTCATTACATGGTCGTCATGCATCCCAGCCGGCGCGCTGTAACGGATCATGCCGCCCGGCAAGCGTTCGGCTTCGTAGGCTTGCAACTCGGCTATCAGCGTGGCGTCGTTGAGGATGCGCAGCTCATCACGCTCGAACGCCAGCGCCAGCGCGTCGATGATAAGCGCCTTAGATGCGTTGCTAGTCGTGAAGCCCATGACCGGCAGCCCTTCGCCAAGCAGTTGTTCGACCAGCGGCCCGCCCATGCTGTTTGTCTCGGCAATGATCTGCGCGATGTTGAAGCGTTCTGACAGCGCCCGCAGGCGTGACGTTTGCAGGCGGTAGTCCGTGTCCAGCATCCGGTCGATGTAGCACACCTCGCGCGTCGTGGC